GAGATTTATTAGTAGTTCGAGGAGATTATATTCGCTCTATCGAATCGCTAATGTTCGAAATAGAAGATAAAACTAAAGACCGGAGAGTCTCGGAATTAGAAGCCGGAGTAGCTAATTTAGCGGTACACGCTTTAGAACTACAGCTTCCTTTTATACGTGAGGGTCTAATTCGACCGAGGTAAAAGTAAGATACTTTACAGGACGGTATTAAACGAGCTATAGTAAGTATAACCTTTGTAATAAAAACGATTACAAGTTCTTCGATACCTTTGGAGGGTAAAGATACAAAGGCTAGATAAATCAGTTATAAAGTAGAAAAACCGCCTCGAGAGAGACGGCTATTCTAGGAGGGTGTGATACATCTTGCTAGATATAGCTCTATTTTAGCACTTTTATATCGAGAACTACAAGCACTTTAATAGCGAAACTGACTTCGGTCGACTAGAGTTACCTTGTATTGACTAGTATAAAATCTCAATATGAAAACGAGTATAGATAGGTTAGCGGTCGCCTTAGCTAAAAGCCACGAAGTTATAGTCTACCCCGACTATATGAGTCTCCGGACTTACCGCCAACTCGCTTTATACTCGTTACCGCTTCTCTTAGTGGGTAAATAGAAGCAAACTAAGTTATATCGTAGCCGGTATAGCCTAAACTAAGAATCCGGAAACTAGCTATTAACTTCACTTATTCGTCTTCCTCCGCTAGCTAGGAAGTGGGGAGCTAGTGCTTTAAATAATTGTTATGGTATTATGATTCTATGGCTAAGGAGACCAGTCCTAAAATGAAGAAAGTAAACTTCACTAAAGCCGACGGTATTACTACGGCTAACGTAAAAGACCTCTTTTTATTTAAAGATAATCCTAGAGACGTAGAAGCTAAAGACTTCGAACGCCTTAAAAAACAGATAGAACTAGGCGAACACTCTCCGCTATTAGTAACGGTAGAGGGAGAAGTTCTCGGCGGTAATACTCGTCTCCGAGCTTATAAAGAACTCGGTAAAGAGACGGCTAAAGTCGTAATCGTAGAAATCGTAGAGACCTCCGAGGGAGTCCATATCGTAGTAGACGGTAAGAAATCTATCCGGACGTTCGATAGCGTAATGCAAGCCAAAATCGAGCTAGCGTTATCTCATAACGACTCTATCGGTACGAATAATACCGAGAAGCTAGCCGAGTTAATGACCGTCCATAACGTCGATACGGAGATTTATTCCGTTAGTACGAATATAGTACCTCTTAGCGATATAGTTAATTCGGTCTCTCCGGACGGTAAAGACCCGAGCGAGCTAGAATCAGAATACGATAAAGACCTAGCCGGTAAGAATATCTACGAGCCGGACGACGTTAACTACTTCCCCGACGATTTATACGAAGACGCTCCGGAGCACCTCCGAGAGATTATCGAAGCGGTAACGGATACGAAAGTCCGGAGTATGCTCTACTATCGGCTAAGTTACTTCGTAAACTTTAAAATGGATAAAATCGCCGGTTATTACTGTAATAACGCTACGCCGGAAGAACAAAAAGCTTTCGAGGCTCTCGGTTTAGTTATCCTCGACCACGATAAAGCTATCGAAAACGGCTTCCTAGAATACGTCGATAAAGTAGAGGCAATCCCCGATGAAGACTCCGAAGACCTATAACGACCTAAATACTATTTTTATCCTAAACTATAAAAGAAAAAGGATATTTACTATAGAGACCCTCGAAAAGATAGGCTACGACGGTAATATCGTAATTATTCTCCAAGATACCGACCCTTATATCGACTATATAAAAGAGACCTACGGTAAATACGAAATCGAGGTTATAAATCGAGACGAAGCGATTATCCCCGAACTAAGTATGGATAACTTTAAAGATACGAAGTGCGTCTACCCGAATAGGAATATATCTCGGGAGCTAGCCGAAAAAAGAGGGCTAATTCGGTACTGGTTATTCGACGACGACTATACTCGATTCGCTTATAAGAACTCGAAGAATAAAACTAAGGTAATAAATAAAGCTTCTACCTTAAAGGCTCTATTCTCCGCTATCTCCGAGTTCGGTTATAAGGTCGGTGCCGCTAACGTCGGCTTCGTTCAAGCCGTAGCTCCGTACGCTAAGTACGATATACGTAAAAAGGTCTATAACTTTCATAACCTCCCGACGGATAAAAAGCTATTCCTAGAGTTTAGAGGTCGTACTAACGAGGATATGGTCCAAGGAATCGACGGAGCGATAAAGGCGAAGCTTATATTCGGCTTTACGAACGTCCGAGGGCTGGCGAAGCTTCAGGAGGAGCAGACCGGCGGATTAACCGAAATCTATAGCCAAGACGGACAGTACAATAAATCGTATTACGCTATATTAGCCCACCCTGGTATCTCTACTATCTCGAAACAGTTTACGACGCTTACTCGGTACTACCATAAAGTTAATCTCGCTAAGGTAGCTCCGAAAATCGTTCCGGTTAAATATAAAAAGGAGGTGGGTTCTAATGTATAAATTAATAGATAGCCTAGACCAAGAGACGCTTAATAAGCTCTATGGTTTAAAAAGGCGACTAAATCGTGCTAAACTAAATAAGTCAATAAATAAAGGAGACCAGTCTTATGTCAAAGGACAAAACTACCAACGAAGAAAAAGTAACGCCGGAAGCTCCAGTAGAGCCACCGAAAAAGCCTCAAGCCGTAATTAAGGTCGTTAGTATCGAAGTAGATACCGAGTATACCGAGCCGGAGGGTTGGGTTCTTAAAGAAATCCACTCGGTAGACGTAGAGAGCGGTAAGTTCTTCGGCGTTCTCGTAAAGATTCTCGACTACCCTAGCCCAAAGCTTCGTAAGGGTAAAGAATACGATATTCCAGTAGAGGAATAAGCTCTATGTTTAAAGACTACTCGACCGGTAGCCTAATAACTCTCGCTATGGCGATATTCTTTCTAAATGTTCCTATAGCGTGGGTATTTTACTTCGCCGGTCTATATCTCGCCTCTATGACGATAGTAAGTATCGGTACGTTCCTCGTATTCGCTATCTTCTACGAATTAGAGACCCGAGACCGTAGATAAGAAAGGTTCTAGTATGAAAAAAGACTATATGAAAAACGGCGAAATCCGAGAGGGTAATTCTCTTAGCTTCGACGGAAAAGGTTTTACTACTAATAACGACGAGCCTAAAAAGCCTAGTCGGTTCTGGTGCTTTTTCGGTTTACACCGTTGGAGTTACGAACTTACCGGAGGCTCTAGTCCTACCGATTATATGCGCTACGGCGTAGGTACGTGCGACGCTTGCGAGAAGAAAGATACGTCTAAAGTAGGAACGCTCTTTAGATTTAATTAGTAGTACAATAAAACTATGGCCAAGACTACTCCTAAGAAGAATCCTAAAACGGCACCTGTAAAAAAGGGTTCTTCTAAGAGTGGTCCGAAGAATATCGACTGGTACGAAGCTCGTAAGCGATACCTCGAGGATAGTACGCTCTCCTACGAAGATATAGCTAAAGAGTTCGGTACTTCTAAGACCGCCGTCGGTAATCGAGCTAAGGCGGAGGACTGGACAAGTCTTAGACAGGACTTGCACGAAAAAGCCTTTAGTAAGTTTACGGAGAAGCTTTTAGACGAAAAGAGTTCGGCTAATAACCGGCACTTAACGCATTGGCAAAACTTACAGGCGTTAGCGAATAACTCTATCGTCGATATGGCGGAGAGGTCGTTCGAGCGAGACCGTAAAGGTCATTTAATTTTAATAGACGGTAAGCCAGTACCTCGACCTATAAATACATTCGAGTTAGAAAAACTAGCGAAAGCATTAAAGATTGCTATAGACGGCGAGAGAGTCGTTCTCGGTAATCCTACTAGCGTCTCGGCTCTTAGCGACCCCGAGGGTAATAGCGTCTGGTCGGGCTTTAGCGATATGGTAAAGGCGGCAGAAAAGGTATTATCAGAGAATGGACAAGACACAAGCGGAGGCAATTCGTAAGCTAAGAAAAGCGTCTAAAATATCTCCTCCTTTCTTTAACGAGTGGATACTAGGCGGTTCTTTTTGGTCGAAGCAAGAGGAGATTATTCTCTCGGTTCGGGATAATCGTTATACGACCGTCCGAGCTTGCCACGACGTAGGTAAAACGTATATCGCCGCACGTACCGCTTTATGGTTCTTATATAGCCACCCTCAAAGTATCGTCGTTACTACCGCTCCGACGATGAGGCAGGTCGAAAACCTCTTATGGAGGGAGTTACGTTCGGCTCACGAATCGAGTAAGCAAAAACTCGGAGGAGAGCCGTTAAAGACTCGATTAGATATAGCTCCGGACTGGTACGCTATCGGAGCTTCTTCCGGCGACCCCGATAAGCTACAGGGCTTTCACGCCGCAAGTGGCGATATTTTAATTATTATCGACGAGGCAGCCGGAGTTAACGAAGACGCTTTCGAAGCTATCGAGGGTATGATGACCTCCGAAAAAGCTCGTATGCTAATGATAGGAAACCCGACTTCCGATAGCGGTAGCTTCCGAGAATCGCACCACTCCTGGGACTACTCGAATAAAATCCATATCTCGGTATTCGATACGCCGAACTTCGTTAATAACGGTATCCGGACTATAGAAGACTTAAAAGACGTTAATCTAGATAACGTCGAAATAGTTAGCCCTTGGCTCGTCTCTCCTCGTTGGGCGTTCGAGAAGATAGATAGTTGGGGTATAGATAGCCCGATGTTCCAAGCTCGTGTACTCGGTAACTTCCCGAGCGAGTCTACTAATACGATTATTCCGCTTAACTACCTAGAGCTAGCCTACGAAAAAGAACACCGAGAGCGATTAAAGGAAGCCGGAGGACCATTACGATTAGGCGTAGACCCTGCTCGCTTTGGTAACGACGAGACCGTTATAACACCTCGCTACGGCGGTTATATACCGGAACAGGAAATATCTTTTAAAGAGGGTACGACCGCTACCGCCGGACGGATAATGCAATACAATAGCCCGAGACCGGCTTTTATCGGTATCGACGTAGACGGACTCGGAGGCGGAGTTTACGACGCTCTCTCCGACGCTAATATAGACGGAATAGCCGAGATTCATAACAACGCTAAGGCTTTACCGGACGCTACCGGTCTTACGTTCGCTAATCTAGCTAGCCAGTTATGGTGGAGGGCGAGAGAATTATTTATCGCCGGAGAGCTAGCTATCCCGAAAGACGATAAGTTAATAATGCAATTATCGACTAGAAAGTATAAGTTTACCGGTAGAGGTTTAACCGTCGAAAGTAAAGACGATTGGAAAGCTCGCTATAAAGGAAAGTCTCCCGACCGAGCAGACTCACTTATTTACTCATTAGCTGATATAATCAGTACAGAAGACGAGGCGAAAGCCAGTACCGGTAAAGATGTAGCTTCTAGATTAAAAGAACGTATGCGAGAATAAAAATAAGGATTATACTATAGATATGAATATCGGACCACTCAAAATCTCACTAGCCAAGCCTACACCGCCGGAAGTTGGCGTAGAAGTTGGTACCTCGACCGTCGGGCTAATGCCCTCTATATTCGGCGACGAGTTTATAGATACTAGTAAAGTAAAAGTAGCCGACTTTAAGAAAATGCTCGATACCGACGGTACGGTACAAGCCTTATTTAATACGATAGTAATGCCTCTCCTCGGTTCTAACTGGACGATAGAGCCGGACGAAGATACGCCGGAAGCTATCGCTCAAAGCGAGTGGGTAGAAGATAGATTACGCTTACCTCCCCATAAAGGCGGTATGAGTACGCCGATGGATTTAGTCTTAGCCCAAGCTCTACGAGGTGTTATCGAGGGCTACGCCGGATTCGAGAAAGTCCTAGAAGTTAAAGACGGTCGAGTCGTATTCCGTAAAGTAGCGTGGAGAGACCCGACGACAATTACGATTCGCTCCGACGACCGAGGCGGATTTAACGGATTTAAACAACGAGCGTTTATCGGAAGCGATTATAAAGAAGTAGTTATCCCTCTCGAAAGGGCTTTTCTCTATACCTACGGTAAAGAGTTCCATAACCTTAAAGGTCGTTCGGCGTTTACCACCGCTTATTCTAGCTACGATAAAAAGCGACGACTCTACTACTTTATGGAGCAACAGGCTCAAGGCGACGCTCTAAAGACTAAGGTAGTTACCGGTAAAGAAAAGGCTTCTCAAGCCGAGTTAGACGCTACGGTAGAAGCCGTCGACGAGCTAGGCTTTAAGGCTACGGTAGGTCTACCGAACGGCTATACGCTAGAAGCTCTTAATACCGGCTCTCAGTTCGATTTAATGCCGTACGTCGACCACCATAACGCCGAAATGGCTCGAAGCGTCCTAGCGATGTTTATTCTTCTCGGTACAGGCTCTAAGACCGGTTCGTATAGCCTTAGTCAAGACCAGAGCGACTTCTTTATTCAGGCTCTTAAATCGGTACGGACGAGCCTATCTACTCATATTACGAGCTATCTTATTCCGGATTTATATAACTATAACTTCGAGAAACCTTTTTACGGTACGTTTAAGTTCGAAGACCTAACCGATTCGACTATCGAACTTCTAAAGCAAGTCTTTATTAAGCTAACCGAAAAAGATAAGTTACCGCAAGAAGTTATCGACGGAGTAGTACAGAAAGTCGCCGATAAGCTCGATATAGACGTAAACGTACTAGAGCAAGCTACGAAAGGCGAAGAAGATACCTCCGAGGAGACCGACCCTATCGAGACTCCTAATACCTCGAATAACTCTAAGATTAGATTCGCTACCGACGGTTGGAGACGAGACCTAACTCCGGCGGAAAAGAAAGTTAACTTTACCGGTCTAGATAAAAAGCTTAATAGCCTAGAAGCCGAGTTCGAGCGTACGGCTAAACCACTTTACGACGAGCTAGCTAAAACGGCTATCGCTAAACTAGATAAAATCCTCGAAGATAAAGACTACGGTAAGATTAGCGAGAAGACTTTATTCGACGAGAACGTAAAGAATCAGTACGTCCGAGCGGTTAAAGAATCCGGACTAGAAGCCTATATTTACGGCAAGAACGGAGCGAGCGACGAACTAGGCGTAAAAGCTCCGGCTACCCCGAAAGCCTCTAAGGACTTCTTCCGAGACCAGAGCGTATCTATCGTAGAGAAGCAATACTCCGACTTAATCTTTAAGATTCAATCCGAGGTAGCTAAAGCTCGACGTAAAGACCAGCTTTCTAAACTATCTATCGGAGCGGTTATCGCTACCGTTAGTACGCTATTTACCGACTTCTATAAGGAAGTTATCGGGATTACGGCGGCAGCTATCGTAGCGACCGGCGTTAATAAAGGTCGTAAAGACGTATTCGAAGATAACTCGAACGATATTAGCGAATATCAGTACTCGGCTATTCTCGATACCAAGACTTGCCCTATATGCGACGACCTAGACGGAAGCGTAGTCGACGAAGCCGAGTACAAGCGTACCGAGTTCGACCCTCCTATTCATCATCACTGCCGTTGTATCTGGGTAGCTATCCTAAAAGACGAGCTAGACCAACCTACTATTACCGGACTTCCGGAGCGACCAGGCGGAGTAGACGAGCCAAGCCTTACCCGAAAATTAGAAGAACGAGTCGAAGAATTAAGCGAAAAAGCAGTTAATCGAGCGGTAGATAAACTACTTAACGAGGAGTAGTATCTATGGCCAACAAGCTAGAACAAATCGCTTTAAAGAAACAGAGAGAGGCGGAGGAGGCTAGAGAAGCCGAGATTAGAAACCTCGCTTCTATTATCGCTACCGAGACTATCTCTCGTATTAAGAATCTATCCGCCGACGAAAAGAAACCCCTCGAAGCGACTATCTCCGAACTCTCTAAAGGTCTAGCCGAGGCGGTAGCTTTAAGTAATGAGAAATTAGGCGGAGAAATATCCGTCTCTTTCGCTAAATTAGTCGATAACTTTAAGTCGGCTATTCCGGAGAAGTTCGATAATAGCTCGAACGAAAAGCTATTCGCTAAGATAGCCGAGGATATTCTAAAGTTCGATAACGCTATTAAAAGCCTCGAACTAAATCCGACGATTAACCTTAAAGGTATTACGGCTACGGAGTTAAAAGCCGAAGTCGACCGTTTAATCGAGAAGCTACCGAAAGACGCTAAGGATAGCGTTAAAATCCAGTACGAAAAAGTCGGAGCGACGAACTATATTAACGTCCGGCTAACCGACGGTATTAACTTCTATAAAGCTCTCGGCGGTAGCGGAGGAGGCGGAGGAGTAGCTCCTCTCGTCGAACTAACCGCTCCTACGGCTAAATACGGCTATAGCGGTAAATCCGAAACGGCTAGCTATCAGTACTTATTTTTCGAGGATAAAGACCTTAATTGGTATATCCTACGTAAGAATCTAACGACGAATATCGTAGACTACGTTAAAGGAGAGGGCGGATTTATGTCGGTTTACGATAGCCCGACGACCGCTCCTAGTCCGGCTAACGGAGACTACGGTAGCTACGGAGAGATATTTTAATAATTATGGTAAAATCTAAGATAGGAGAATCTACTATGAGTAAAGAAGAAAAAGCGATACCTGCGGAAATAGAAGCAACTTTAACGCCTGTTGTCGATAAGACATCGGTTACTATCGGCCTTCTATACGAAAAGCTTAGTCGTACGTATAACCTTAGCCTCGAGGAGATTCGAGAAGCTACGGTTACTATCGTTAACGGCGAAGTTACCGTAAAGGTTAAAGAATCTAAAAAGGAGACTAAAGAAGATGAGTAAAGCTAATACTACCGAAAACGATACGCTCGACGCTATTCTACGAGCCGTAGACCCAGCGTGGAGGAGTAACGCTAGCCGTTATATCGCTCTTTATACCGCCGACCCAGGCGAAGCAGGTTCGGCTACTACGAACGAAGCTACCTATACGAACTACGCTCGAGTTACCGTAACCGCAGCTACCGGCTTTTCGGCAGCTTCCGGAGGCTCTAGCTCTAATACCGGTCTTATTCAGTTCCCACAATGCGGAGCTTCGGGTAATACGATTACTCACGTCGCTATCGTTACGACAGCTTCGGGAGCAGGACAGATTCTTTACTCGGGAGCTTTAAACGCCTCTCTAGCCGTAGCTAACCTTATTCAACCTCAATTCTCAGCGAGTGCGCTAACCGTTACGGAGGACTAAGTCCTATGTATCACTGTGGGGGTTGTAAATTAAAAGTTATAGTTATGGGCGAAAAAGTAATTAAAGCCTGTAAGTGCGACGCTCCGGTCGTAGCCGAGCTAGTCGCTACAATGGTCGGAAAGGGAGGGGTAACTAATTAAATGGCCGGATTCGCTAACGTAAAGGCAGTAGTAGACGCAGAACTTTCGGGAGCGTCTCGTTTCTCTACGTGGCGAAAATCTCCGTCTCAAGTTACTACTACTCGTATATGGTTCGATTTATCTATGAGCCCAGGAAACCCAGTTCCTAAGTACTGGTTCGACGCTCCTCCGCTCATAGCTAAGGCGGTAGCCCAGTCTACGGACGGAGGGCTATACCACGGTCTAGCCGTATCGCCTTTAAAAAAATATCTTCGAGAAACTACCCAAATCGCTATCGTCGGTACGGCTCTACCTATGCCGATGATATTGTGCGACTACCTACTTTACTATCCGTCTATAGACGACTCTACCCTAGACCCTCAAATAATGGATAATACCGTTACGTTACCGAGATATAGCGACGGAGCAGGGGTACAGATGATAGCCCTTAGCGTAGCCGGACGTACCGGAGGACAGACTTTTAGCGTTACTTATACGAATCAAGACGGAGTAGCCGGACGAGTTACTCCTAACGTACCGCAGAACTCGGCAGCCTCTATCGGTTCGGTTATTACTTCCGAGGGTGCGGCAGTAAATACGGCTGGTCCTTTTATACCATTACAGCAAGGAGATACCGGAGTCCGCTCGATAGAAAGTGTTACAATGAACGGAGCGGACGTAGGACTCTTTACGATAGTTCTCGTAAGACCTTTAGCACAAACACAGATTAGAGGAATAGACGCTCCTGTAGAAAAAGACTACCTGCTTGAAGCAGGTAGCCTACCCGAAATAAAAGACGACGCTTATCTATCGTGGCTCTGTTTACCGCAAGGAAGTTTAGCCGCAACGCCGATTCACGGTACAATTAAAGTAATATGGAATTAAAAGGAGAATAAAAAGATATGAGCGGATTCACAAGCGTAGACGATTTAGTAAACGAAATGACCGTAAACGGCAAGTTTAGACGTACGGACTGGAATAAGAACACCTTTTCGACGACGGCTCAAACCGCCGGATTATGGTACTCGCTATTTAGAGGAGCAGGAAATCCCTCCGCCGATACGATAATGGGTACTGGTACTAACCTCGCTTTTCAAGCTTTAACCGACGCTACTTCCGGAGCTACCGGAATATTACACGGCGGAAACGTATCTACAGATACGAAGCATATTCTTAACGCTTCGGCATACTCGGCGGCAGCTACGACAATGCCGGCAGTATTTATGCTCGTCGACCTCCTCGGCTTTTATCCTATTACTTCCGTAACTACAACCGGCGACCAAGCTCTTAATAATACGGTAACTCTACCTCGCTATACGACCGGCGAGGGAGTACAAGCCTTTATTACCCCTACTACGGTAATGGGTGCGGCAACTCCAAATATTCGCTTAACTTATACCGACTCCGACGGTAACGCCGGTAATCTTACTCCGGCTACGCTTCCTGCCGGTAACTCGGCGGCAGCCGTTACGTCTATCGTCTATAGCGGTACTGGAGCCGGTAAGTATGGTCCGTTTATGCCTCTCGCTATCGGCGATAAGGGTATTCGTAGCGTCCAACAGTTTAACCTTTCGGCTTCTTACGTATCCGGAGTATTAAACCTAGTACTTTGTAAACCACTTCTAACCCTGCCTATGACGACTATCGGCGTAGCTTCCGAGCGAGACCTATTAAACCAAGTACCGAGCTTACCTAAAGTAGAGGACGGAGCTTGTCTAGCGTGGTTAATGTACGCCGGTGCCGCAACTCCGGTTAACTCCGCATTTTACGGACATTTAGACTTCGTATGGGGTTAAACCTATGCTACTCGGCAACTACTCCGTATTAAATAAAAACCCAGGGCGAGCTTTAGCTGGTTCGACCGTATCTGATACTCGTTCTCAAACCGGTAAGTCCGGAGCGGTTCGAGGTAGATTTTACGGCGAATCGGCAGTAGCCGGAGAGACCGACCGAAACTCTACTCCTAACGGCTATAGACCGCCTTATTCGTGGGTACTATCTCCTAAGACCGGAAGCTTATCGTCTTACGGTTCTCTAGTAGGAGACGGAGAAATTACGTTCTCGAATCTAGCCGGAGGTCTAAACGCCGAGGCTCTATTAGCCGGTTCGGGAGTTATATCGGACGCTGGACTCGGGCTTATCGCTTCTGCCGTAGCTACTCTATCCGGAATCGGAGGAATCTCCGGCGATATAGTAGGTAAGCTAGAAGCGACCGCCGATTTAGCCGGTAGCGGAGACCTTACCGGAGCGTTAGGGGCATTAGCCGACTGCGTAGCTACTTTAATAGGTACTGGTACTCTAACCGGAGATGTAACCGCTAAAGGAGATATGTCCGCCGATATTACGCCGTTTACCGAATTAAGTCCGGAAGCTTTAGCGGCAGCCGTATGGAACGCCGTCGCTACGGTATTTAATTCCGCCGGTACAATGGGAGAGAAATTAAACGACTCGGGTTCGGCTTCTAACCCTTGGGCTACCGACCTCGGAGGAAAGACCGCCGGAGACCGTCTAAAGGACGCAGACGACCAAAGCTTCTTAGCTAGTGTTAAATAAATAGAATATGCTATCATTAAAATATGGAGATAAAATAATGCCAAAGAAAACTAAATACGGAAATATTTTACAGTTCGCTACCGAGGATACTCAGAAAGCGACTTTTAAAGGTAGTATTTATAGGAAGCAGATAGCTAAGTTCGGACAGTGGGTTAATCCGGATTATCCTTGGTTCTCCGACGACCCGAATATGACTCTAGACGAAGCGTGGGGCGAAACTATCGTTAAGAACTTTAACGAAGACGCTCTCGGCTCTCCTGTACCTGTACCGCTAAATCATACCGACGACGTTAAGGTTAATACCGGAGTCGTTCGCTCTCTAGAAGTAGTAGCCGGAGACGGTCTCTACGCCGATTTAGAGATTCTAGACGAAGATACTCAGGCTAAACTCGATAAAGGGCTTATTTTCGACGTATCTATTAGCTTTATGTGGGACTTTATACGACAGGATAACGGTAAGCACTACGGAGCGACGCTTCTTCACGTAGCGTTAGTAAATACTCCTTACCTTATCGGTATGACTGCTTTCGAAAAAGTCGGCGAAGCTTTAAGTAGGCTAAGTAAATCATTTAAACCGGTAGGATTATCGCTCGCTTCCGAGGGTGCTATAATGCTATCAAGAACGAAAGTAAAGGAGTTATCTCACGTGGAAGAATCAACTATCAAAAACGACAAAGAGTTCGACGTAACCGTAACCTATAAGGACGGCGACGAAGACGTAAGCGTAGTAGTAAAAGCCGGAGAAGAAGTAACCGTTCCTACGGAAGTAGCCGAAGAAGTTACTAGCCAAATCGCCGACGCTGTAGCTCCTACGGAAGACGAAGACTCTAACTCGGACGACGAAAATAAGGACGAGGACGCTAATAGCGACGACGACTCTAACTCAGACGAAAACGCCGACGATAAAAAAGACGACGAAGAAGACGAGGACGAGGAAGCCGATAAAGATAAGGCTCTCGCTAAGGCTCAACTTAAAAACGCCGAGTACGCTATTAAAGAGCGTTACCAAGCTCTACTATCCGCCGGTAAAGTTATTCCGGCTCAGGAAGCTAAGATTATGGGGCTTGCTAAACTAGGACAGGGCGTACAGCTTTCTACAGAAAGCGGTAAAAAGATTGACCTAGCTACCGTAGTTCTTGATATACTCGAAGCAGGAAACGTAAAGTTTTCTACCGAGGAAAACGGTTCGGATAAGGAAGACGAGAATCAGGACGACGATTCTAGTCAGAACAGCGACGAAAATAAGAAGCCGTCCGAAACACTTTCAGAAGCAGAACTAGCAGGATTTAAAGCTGTTGGAGCTGACCCCGCAAAAATGGACGAGCTAGCGGAGAAAGACCCTGTCTTTCGGGAGGCTCTCAAATCATTAAGTAATAAGTATCAGAAGAAAGGTACAAAGTAATGGCAGATATTACAGAACGAAAAGCTAGTACTGACCGTCAAGACGGTGTCGTACTTCCGTTCAAAATGGACGTAGAAAAAATCTACGAGGGTGCTCTAGTTGCTATTAACGCCGCAGGATACGCAGTTAACGCCGGAGACCACGCTAGCACCGTAGTAGTAGGCGTAGCAGACGAGACCGTAGATAACTCAGGCGGTTCTAACGGCGATAAAGAAATCAAAGTTGTACGTACTGGCGTCTTTACGTTTAATACGGCTTATAGTGCCGCTCAAACGGACGTAAACAACATCGCTATGGCTAGCGATAACCAAACGGTTGATTTAGCCGCAAATACCACTAACGATATTCCAGTAGGTCGTATCGTAGAGGTTCTATCATCAAGTAAAGTTCGTGTCGATATTCGAGACCGAGCGTAATAGGGTAAGAAAGGTAATATAGAAAAATGGAATCTATTTTAGCAAAAGGCTTGCTTACCAACTTCTTCGAGGGTTATAACTCGGTAGAGACGCATTGGCAAGAAGTCGCAACAAAAGTACCAAGCACAGCACGTAGCGAAAACTACGCTTGGATTGGTAGTATCCCACGTTTGCGTAAAATGCGTGGCGAAAGAATCCCTAAAAAGCTTCTTGAGCACACTTATACGCTTACTAACGAGGAGTACGAAGCTTCTATCGAAGTTAAGCACGCAGATATTAAAGACGACCAAACAGGACAGTACGGTCTACAGGCTAAGTCTATCGGTGAGTCCGCTAAGGTCTTCCCCGACGAACTTATCTTCGAAACTTTGCTTCCTGGCGGATTTACTAGTCTTTGTTACGACGGACAGTACTTCTTCGATACGGACCACCCTATCGGCGAAACCGGTTCGACTCAGAGTAACAAGATTACTTCTGCTCTCGACGCTACTAGCTTCCAAACAGCTAGGACTATGCTTCGTAAGATGAAAGACGACTTCGGTCGTCCTACGATGAATCGCAATATGGACTTGCTTATCGTAGTTCCTGCCGACCTAGAGGCTACAGCCGAGACTATTTTCGAGGCTCTAGTTAACTCTAACGGTGCTACTAACACCCTAAAGGGTAAGGCTCGTATCCTTGTCGCCGACTGGTTGGCAGATACGAATAACTGGTACTTGCTTAACGTAGCCGGTATCATTAAGCCTTTCGTATTGCAAGAGCGTGAGTTTATTCCGTTCGAAGCTCTCGAAGAAGGTAGCGAAAGCAACTTTATGCGTAAGAAGAATTACTACGGTACTTACTGGAGAGGTAACGCAGGTTACGGTCTCTACCAGAAAGCTATCGGAGCTTTGGTAGCCTAAAGTTAGTATAATAGGGAGGAGGATTACTTCCTCCCTAGATACTTAATTAACTAATAAGAAAGAAGACCAAACTTATGGCAAAGACCAAGAAATACGAAGTAACACTCCTAGCCTCTAATCAGAGCGGAGCTAAACGAACTTATTACCGAGGCGGTTTACAGTTTACCGTTTTGGAGCCTCAAGTTCTCGAATTGACTAACGAGGAAGTAAAGGTATTTAAAGATGACGCAAGACTCAAAGTTAAGAGTGTCTCGGGTAAGGGCGAATCAGACCAGAGCGAGACGACTAGCGACAGCGAAAGCGACGCACCAACCACCACAACCGAAACCACCGAAGAAGACTCTAGTACAGAGGATTCGGATAGCGAAGATTCTTCTAGCGACGAAGCGGAAGAAGTTAGCGACGAAGATACGACAACGGAGAGCCGTTTAGACGTACTTCTTAAAGAATCTCGAAAAGACCTCGACGCTTTAGCTACTAGCTTAGGCGTAGAAGCTCCCGAGAAGTTAGAGAACAAAACCGAAGTAGCACAGGCTATAGTCGAAGCCGAGGCTAGCAATAGCGAAAGCGAAGCTACTTCTTAATAAAACGAAATTGGAGTAGCTAGTATGGCAGCCGTTACCGATAAAGATTATTCTTCCTACCAAGATATACGAGAGGAATCAGGGCATTACCACCTCGTTAAGTTCGAGGAATTAACCGGACTCGCTAACGGCTCTAATACTATCTATTACGCTAAAAATACCTTTATAGTCGACCGTAACTATAACGATACTATCGACGTAGGTTCGGTAGACGGCGACTTTATCGCTTACGTAAACGACGTAGCGGTACAGGTTAACGCCGTAAACGTAGAGACCGGAGCTATTACTCTAGCCTCCGCTCCGGCTAATGGGGCTACCGTACTCGGCTCTTACGCTAAATCCGCTCTATCCGACGCTAAGGTCGATAAGTACCGTAAAGAGGCTATAGACTGGGCTCAGCGTAAGCTAAAAGGTATCCTCGACTATACTACGTGGGAGGATACCGACGTACCTCCTACGGTTAAGACGTTCGTTCGACTATACGCCGGAGCTTTAATTCTTATCCGAGACTACGGACTATCCGCCGATACCGAAGAAAGCTCTAAGGACGGCTATAAGAAGCTCGCTTCCGCTAAATCTATCTTAATGGACTTTATTAACGAAATAGCCGACGCTTCCGGCTCTACCGCTAGGGTAGTAGCTTCCGGACGTAGCGACGGTAATCTATTCGCTCGTAATACGGACTTATCTACTTATAACGAATCAGTTAGCCAAGACGACAGCTTTATGAGAGGTTAAGCTATGATAGAGCTTAAAGTAACTCTAGAGGGCGAAAAGCAACTATCTAGACGGCTAATAACTATTCCTAACGAAATTAGCGACTTTAAGCGTCCGTTATTCCGTATAGGAGCGGAAGTTCGAGGGGCTATAGATACGAACTTCTCGGCTAGAGGAGCGTTATTCGGTCGTTGGGTACCTCGTAAGGATAATAAACCGCACCCTCTACTAGAAAAGACCTCGGCTATGCGTCGTAACTTTAAACAGAATCTTGGTCCGGACTATATCGAGATATTTAACCCGACTCCCTACTTTAAATACCACCAGTCGAATAAACCTCGTAAGAAGCTTCCTCGTCGTGTAATGATGAAAATAGACCGAGAACGCCAACAGTTTATACAAAAAGAGTTCCAAGAGCATATAATAAGAGCTATGAGAGGAAACGCTTAATATGGGATTAGCAGAATACCGAGACCCGATACTAAAGGCTCTAATAGAGATGTTAGAAGCCGATGGTCCGGCGGATTTAGTCGGACACTACGTTTACGGAGACGTTCTCGCTCAACCTAAGAGCGATTTACCGGTAGTTAGCGTAGCCCGAGACGGTACGACAGTTTTATCCGACGGTACAATGCAAGACCGGCACGTACAGCCTATAGTTATAGCCGTTATTTACGACTGGACTCGGGATTTAAACGAGAGCTTCGACCTTACTAGAGGCACGAATAAGCTTTACGAATATATCGAGGCTAGAGATACCGAGTTTAAACTGAAGACGAAGACCCTCGCTTACGCTCTCCGAAAAAATCAAAAACTCGGGGATAACCTGTTTATATCTATTAACGATAACGGATTACAAATAGACTACGGTCTAGGTGTGGAAAAACGAGGTACGAATATCTTTTCGGTCGAGGGTATTATTCGCTTTAACGTGGAGAGTACGCAACAGAAGCCGAATCTATATTAAATCGTCGTGTTATAGTATCATTAAAGCATAGGAGCTAAAGTATATGTCGAAAGAAGAAAAGCCAAAATCAGAAGTTAAGGTAGAAGAAAAAGCTACCTCTTTAAAGCGTTATAACTTTACTCGGCATAACTTTAGTGTCGAAGCTAATTCCCAAGCCGAAGCCGAAGAAGCGTTAGAAAAACATCTTAAAGAACAAGAAAAGGAGACTAAGTAATGGCTAAAGTTATCGGGCGTACTGGTGCTATTGGTATCGCCGTAGAATCTACTAAGGGTACAGGAGAAGCTCCGGCTTTTTGGGTACCGGTTAAAAGTTACTCGTTCGACGATAAAGTAGAGTACGTTAAAAACGATTCTGCTATGGGTCGTATCGAAGAAAATAACGACGCAGATATTATTAAGCTATGGGGAGAGGGCGAATACGGCGGTAAAATCTTTATCGACTCCGTAGGAGCTGAACTCGTAGCGGTATTCGGTGGCTCTCCTACCTCTACCGAACGAGGTAGTAGCGACGTTTTCGACCACGATTACGCTCTCGTAAACTCTAATAACCATAAGAGCCTAACTATCGGCTACGTCGACGATATACAAGACGTACGCTCTCCTTACGCTATGGTTAACTCTTGGTCTCTAGAAGTAGCCGTAGACGACTACGTAATGCGAACTATCAACCTTATCAGTAAGAAGTCCGCTTCCGCTTCTAATACTCCGGCGTTTACTAACGAAGTCGAGTTTATCCCGAGCCAAGTTATCCTTAAATTAGCCGCAACTGCCGCAGGACTTGACGCCGCAAGTGCGATAAACGTAACTAGCTTTAATATGGAAATCGCTAAGAACGCCGAGGCTCTCTACGTTCTAGGTTCTAACGAGCCGGAAGACATCATTAACAAGCAGTTTAGCGTTACTGGTACTATCGAACTTTACTTCGAAAATACTACGCAACGAGCTTACGTCTTCGCTAATACGCACCGAGCTATCCGAGTCGATATGATAGACGCTACAGTTAACCTCGGTAGCGGACATAACCCACAACTTCGATTCGACCTTAACGAAGTAGTATTCGAGGAGTTCGAACGAGGTTGGGACGCTAACGACCCTCTAAAGCAGACGTTAAACTTTACCGCTCTATATAGCCAAGCCGACGGCGAAATGATTACCGCTCGACTTACTAATACTCAGACCGGTACTAACTACGCTTAGTAATTTAAATTAAAAGGAGACCAGTATAATGGAAGACCGAGAAACTTTCGAAATAAAAACACCGGTAAAAGGACACGTCGTAGTTTTACGTTCGTGGATTACCGGACGAGAATCGCAGAAAATCGACGGAGCGATGTTTAAAGGCGTAGGTACTACCCAAGACGGCAAGAAGCTTACTCCTAAAATAAGCGAGTCTATGCTAGCCGACCAAGAAAACGCCTCTATCGAGGTAGTAGTCGTATCCGTAGACGGTAAAGAGAACGACGTAGTTAACTCCGTTCTTAATATGCGAGCTAAGGATTATAGCTTCGTCGTAGCCGAAGTACAAAAAGTTGTCGACGGAGACGTAGACGAAAAAAAAGAGAACAGCTCAGAGACGAGTACTACAAAGTCCTCTCCGGAAACAAAAGAGTAAAACTCTCGGATAGCCGATTCGGGATAATACAGCTTTGTTCGTTGATGAGCTGGACGTACCAAGATTACGTTAGGCAACCGGCGTGGTTTATAACGCTACTCTCGATAAAGTTCGAGATAGAAGCCGAATATAACGAGAATCAAAGTAAGTCGTAAAAGTGGTATCATATAGTTATGACAGATGAAGCTAAACTAAAAATCTTAATCGAAGCTCATAACAGGGCTAAACAAGCTTTCGACGAGGTAAATAACCACGTAGATAAAGCCGAGCAAAAGTTTAGCTCTCTTAGCGATAGGCTCGATAAAATGGGTGCGAAGATGAAAGACGTAGGCGGTAAAATGACCGCCGGACTAACTTTACCTATAGTTGCCGCCGCAGGAATTAGCGTAAAGGCGTTCTCCGACCTAAACGAAACTCTTAATAAGGTAGACGTATCTTTCGGCGAACAGTCCGCTACGGTTAAGGCGTGGGCTAAGGATTCGATTAAATCTATGGGTCTAGCTCAACAATCCGCCTTAGACGCTACGGCTCTATTCGGCGATATGGGTACCGGAATGGGGCAGACTCAGACAGAAGCCGCAAAAATGTCTATGGGGCTAACGCAATTAGGTGCGGATATGGCTTCCTTTAAAAACGTATCTTTCGAAAGGGCTCAGACCGCATTAGCCGGAGTTTATACCGGAGAGACGGAAGCTCTAAAGGGTCTCGGTATCGTAATGACGCAGACTAACCTAGAGGAGTTCGCTAGAGCTAAAGGTATAAATAAGTCAATGTCGGAGATGTCGCAAGCCGAATTAGTACAGCTTCGATACGCTTACGTAATGGATCAAACCAAGAACGCACAAGGCGACTTCGCTCGTACGTCCGACGGTCTAGCGAATAAAACTCGTACGTCCGGCGAGCGTATGAAAGAGCTATCGGCTCAAATCGGAGAAAAGCTCGCTCCGATAATGGATAAAATCCTCGAAATCGGTAATAAGGTTCTCGACTGGTTTAATTCTTTAAGCGATAAAACGAAGAATATTATCCTCGTAATCGTCGGGCTTGTTGCCGCTATTGGTCCGCTACTAATGATTCTCGGTACGCTTATTCCGGCTATTGCCGCTATCGGCTCTACCGGACTTATCGTAATCGCCGTTATTGCCGCTATAGGCGGAGCTATATTCCTTATAATCCAACACTTCGGAGGGTTACAGCAAACGCTCGATGCCGCTAAAGAAGCGTTTAATAGGCTATGGGCGGTTATTGGTCCTATACTAATGCCAGCCTTTACCTCTCTTAAAGACGCTATCGTAAACGACCTATGGCCGGCACTACAGCGACTATGGGATCTTATCGAGCCGGTTCTTCTACCTACCCTAAAGGTACTCGGAATAATTATCGGAGTCGTTATAATCGCTCAAATCTATATCTTTATAAACGTAATTAAAATCGTTATAGAGGTTCTCGGTTGGATAATAAACGTAATAGTAAATGTTATTACGTGGTTTTTTAACGCCGGTAAAGCGGTATGGAATTTTGGCGTAGCTGTAAAAGACGCTGTAGTCTCGGCGTATAACTGGGTAGCCGATAAAGTAAGCGGTATTATAAATTGGTTTAGAAATATCGGTTCTAGCATAGGTAACGCTATGGGTAGCGTAACTAACACTATAACTGCTCCTTTTAAGAGTGCGTTTAACGCTATCGCTAACTTCTGGAATAATACCGTCGGTAAGCTAGACTTTAAAGCTCCGGATTGGGTGCCAGGAATAGGCGGTAAAGGCTTTAGTATGCCAAAGCTACCTACTCTCTATACCGGAGTTCGTAACTTTAAAGGTGGTCCGGCGATAGTCGGCGACGTAGCCGGTCGAGGCGGAGAAATCGTAAACCTCCCTAGAGGTACGGACGTTTTCTCTAACCAAGAGTCGAAGAATATTCTCCGGAATATGGCTAACGGAGCTAACGGCGGTACGAGAGTTATAGATAACGGAATCGTATTTAATAACTACGGTACTATCCATAACGAGAACGCCGAGGCTAGTAACGCATTTTGGGATAGATTTAATCGAATTAGCGAGTTAGCTATGCAAGGAGTACCGACAAATGGCTAGAGCAGTAACCCTAGACGGTTTAGATTTACAAGCCGGATACTTTCGAATCGTAGAGACCGACGCTTTTAACGCACCTCCTAAAGCCGTTACCGTACTCGACCTAGCTCGAAAAGACGGAGCGAAAGCGGTATTCGAGAAGTTCGGTAGCCGTAAGATGTACCTAACCGGCTATATACAAGCCGACACCGAGGAGAACGCCGACGGAGCGTTAGACCAGTTAAAGAGCTACGTTAACCGTAGAGGGCTTGATTTAAAGATAGCTTACCGAGGAGAAAATAGAGTATGGAGGGTAAACGTAGAAAACCTACTTACGGCTCGAAAGAATACCGACGTTAGCCGTATGCCGTTTAATTTACAGCTCGTAGCTCCTAACCCTTTCGCTAAAGATGAGACCGAGACTACCCTCGTTAACGAAACCGGTATTACAACATCTACGAATATACCGGTAGTCGGAGGAGGCTCGTACTTCGCTCTACCGCTTACCGTAATAACGATTAACTCGGTAAATCCCGACGACGATTACGTAACTATCTCTATCGGTAACGCTATAGAAAATACGTATATGTCGGTTACTAATATATTCCAAGCCGGAGACGTTCTAACTATCGACTCGTTTAACGAGATAATCTACCTAAATAACGCTATAATCGAGGGAGACGGTCTATTCCCTGTATGGTCTCCTGTCGGCGGTACTTTCGAGTATACGTTTGACGCTACGAGCTTAGACGTAGATATATTAAGTACTTATTATAGGAGGTGGCTCTAATGTTGGCCGTAAAATCAGCTTATCTAAAAAACAAGATTATTAAGCACGTTTTAGGCGAAGCTAGTTATACTATGCCGACTAACGTCTATCTCGCTCTTTATACCTCTAATCCTACCGAGAACGATACCGGTACGGAATCTACCGGCGGTTCTTACGCTAGACAGCAACTATCTTTCGCTAACGCCGTAGGAGGTACTAAAACGACTGATACTTCGGAGACGTTCTCCTCTATGCCAGCCTCTACGGTTACGCATTGGGGTATTAGAGACGCTTCGAGCGGAGGCAATCTATTATACTTCGGAGCTTTCGATTTACCGATTCAGCTTAACGCCGGTAATAATCTACCGATTGCTTCGGGAGATATAGTAATCGGGGAGGTTTAACCGTTATGCAATTTACAACGGCTTGGCTTCTACCGACTAGAGTCGCACAAGACGACTCTATAGGCGATACCGCTTGGGTAGAAACGTCTAAGATATTTTTAGACGACTCCTCTTTCGGTAGCGATAATGCCTCATCTAGCTTTTTTACTAACGACGGTATTAACGAAAATGCCTTAATGTACGCTCATTTAGTATTTAATGACGTTATCAAAACCGCTAATAACAAAGTATCCAGTCCAGACGTAACACCTTACGCTAACCTTGGTGGAGCTAGTGATAAATGGGGCGAGACTTCTATAACTGGTGCTCAAGTATCTAATATTAAGTTTGGTATTGCTATAGCCTCCGGACGGAGAGTAATAGCTACCGGTATAAGTACCGTAAAATCCTACTACTTAATTGCTACTGGATTTAACATAGACTTACCGGACGACGCAGTAATCGACGGAATCGAAGTAGATATAGACGAAAGCAACCAGTCTACAGGAGGCGGTACTTCTACCGTATATATCGACTGTATTAAGATTCGGCTAACTTATACTTGGGACGTAAATATAAACGCTGAAGCTAGCTCTTTCGGTGGTATATTCGTAGACCCACCTAATCGAGAATTACCACAAAAGCGATTTAGATATAAAGTACGTTCCGAAGCCGGAGACTATCTCGGAGACTGGAGAGACGTAACGAGCGACCCTAATTATAAGCAAGAGATAAATAATATTATGGGTTCTATGCCTATAAAGTTTGCTCGTAATGATTTATCTACTCAGCCGGCAGTAGCGGAGCTTCTAAACGAAAACGACGTAGCCCTAACGAACGAAGACGATTCTCCGTTCTTAATCGACGTATCTCCGGTTACTGGTCTCGGTACTGGTACTACTCTCGATACTAACGTAAACGTAGAAGTAGATTCTATTTACGGACAGTTTGAGCCGTTATTAAACGAAGATGATACCCCGATATTAAATGAAGACGCCAGTATGATACTCGTCGAAGACGGCTATCCGCTAGGTCGTACAATATTTAGAGGCTACGTTCCAAGGTGGGAGCTACCCTTAGACGGTACTTCTATTAGTTCGGAGATTCGCTCGTACTCTCAAGACCTAAATAATATTATTTTAGAGACCGAGGATACTCCGTATATAGATACCGGAGCTAAAGGTAGCGGTTCTTACGGAATAAATGGCGGTGGTCCTACGGATTATACAGCTCTTTATCAAAGCTTTAGTATGGCCGCACAAAAAGTAGTATCTAAAGTACGTCTTTATCCTTTTGCCGGTTGGTATACGGATATAGATTTTACGGTTACTGTAATCGGCGGTACTCCGACTAGCCCGACCACTACGTACGGAAGCGGAAGCGGTACGGTTAACCGAAATACACCAGTACCATATTTAGACGTTACGTTCGATAGCCCGATTACGCTTCCTATAGGTACGTATCACTTTAGCTTTACGACGGATAACTATAAGACCGTCGGTAATCCTACGTATCCGCTAAACTTCTATACTTCGGCTTCCGCTTACGCCGGAGGCTCTATCTGGTACTACACTAACGATACCGGACTTGTAAACGATACCGGTAACGATATAACCTTTATTCTTTACGAAGCCGGAGCGGATACGACCGTACCTTTCTTATCGAAAGACCCGAGCCAAATATTACGCTCAGTAGTAGACTTCGCTCGTTCCCGAGGTGCTCAAATTAACTATACCGAAGACTCTATCCAAGTTACCGAGACGCTCGTTAGTTATACGTTCCAGACAAATACAATTAAAGAAGCTATCGAAAAGGTATTAGAACTTTGTCCGGCTAACTGGTATTACTTCTACGACTTCGGTACGGATACTATTTACCTACGAGAAGCTTCTACTACGCCGGATAGGTGGCTACGTAAAGGACAGTCCGTAGTATCCGGTAAAATCGTTAAGACTATCGAAAAGGTAATTAACGATGTTCTATTCTCCGGAGGCGGTAATCCGGCTCTATTTAAACGAACGAGAGAAGCTCCGCAAGCCGGTACTCGTCGTGGTTTAGCTAAGAAGTCGGATAATCGAGTTACGTCTAGCTCTACGGCGGTAATACTTTCGCAATCCGATATAGACCAGTTCCGAAACGCTCTTTACGCCGGAGAAGTTACTATTACCGAAGATGGTACGTTCTATTTAGAGGACGTAGAAGTCGGCGAAATGCTAGGATTTATCGGATTTGGTACGTTAATAGACGGTATCGTAGTACAGAGCGTATCGAAAGAATATAATCCGGATAAAATGCCTTTATCGCTAACGTATAACGTACCCCGAGTCAATAAGCGAGTAGAGGATATTAAGCGTAATCTCGAAGTACTCGAAAATGTAAATAACCCTGCCGAGCCAAGTTAATGTATAATAAAGAATAAGGAGACCTAAAATAATGGGTAGAATATCAGCTTTAACCGAACTAACAAGCCTAGCCTCCGACGATTATCTCGTCGTACTAGATAGTTCCGCTAATATAGCTAAGAAAATAAGCGTCGCTAACGCTTTCGGTATTCCGGATTTTGGCTGGACTGCCGCCGGAGAGTCTTGGACTTACTCCGCTTATAGCTCGACTACACGTATCGCAGAAATTACCGTTCCGACGGACGCTACTACTAAATATCAAGCCGGTATGAGGGTACGATTTTCTCAGACTACCGACGGTGTTAAGTACGGTATTATCCATAAGGTAGAGGCTACCAAGCTTCACGTATTTATGAAGTCCGGTAACGACTTTGATAACGAAGCTATTACTAGCCCAAGCTACTCTACCGTAAAAGTACCTTTCGGCTTCGACGCTAACCCGACTATGTGGGAGCGTTTAGCTACCGATACAACGCAAAGAAGCCAAGCGTCGCCGGTGTCCGGTACTTGGTATAATATGGGCTCTTTCTCGCTCTCTCTAGGTGTTGGAGCTTGGGATTTAAGCTATAGAGTAACTAGACAACAGAACCCTGGTTCTACTTCGGCAGTCGTATATGCCACTTTATCGTCTGCTAATAACTCAGAAAGCGACTCCGAGTTTAGCTCTATCGCAGAATTAGCTAATAGCTCTGCGACTATAGTCGGTGTATCGTGGTCTCTATACGCTCGTAAAGTTGTATTGCTTTCTTCAGCTACTACCTACTACGCTAATACTAAAACTACGGTGGCTACCGGTACTCTATACGCTCGTGGCGATAACGCTAAAGAGACTATTAGGGCTATAAGTGCTTACCTATAAGGAGGGTTATATATGAAAGAAGCAGAACTAAAAAAGATTATAGATAAAGCCGAGGTTACAGTTCGAGAGGACTACGACGACCGTCCGGACTCTTTCGTAGTAGACCTTACTAAAGACTTTAACCGTACTATAGAAATAGACGCTAAGGACGAAAAAGAAGCTAGGAAAATAGCTTTAAAATCTATAATAGATGAGCCTGAGTTTATTAGAGGGTTTTCTCTCGAAGATGTTTAAAAATATAACATAAAAAATGTTACCATAGGGTTATGCTTATATTAACCACAAAAAGAGACGGAATAGTAACGTATGGCAGGAAGTAATAACGTGGACAATCTTACGAAGACGGAAGTAAAACTCCTCATCGACAACTCGCTCCTCGAACAAGAAAAAAGGCTCTCTAAAGAGTTCCGAGAGGAGTTAGACCTACAAACCACGAAGCTTATAGACGCTGTAGAAAAACAGAATAAACTTTATTCCGACCAGATTATTACTCTTAATAAAGATATAGCTACTCTTAATACCGTAGTCGAGAATCTAAAGTCTAAGGTTAATAGCGTTAGAACTCAAATTACCGTAGTAGGTACGGCGTGTACCGCTCTTGGTGGACTTCTTGGCTTCTTTATCGCTCAATTAGTGAAATAAATATCGTGCTATAATGGCTCTATAAGGAGACCAAAACTATGAAATTAGCCGGAATACCATTTTATAAAGCAAGCGAGAGTAACTTTACCTACGGACGTAGCGGTCGAGCGTTACGCTTTTTTACCGTACATCACTCCGCCGGTTGGGAGGATACTCTCCGCTATCTATGGGCGAATCCGGCTAGAGGCGGTAGTTCTCATTTTTGGGTAGGTAATAACGCCGGACAGATAGAGCAGTACGTCGATACCGACGATACGGCGTGGTGTAATGGTAACTGGATTAGTAACTGCGAGTCTATAACGTGCGAAACTCGGGGCGACTGGCGAGGATATTACGACCAAGGTACTATAAATAACCTCGAAGAACTGATGTTCAGGTGCTTACAAGTCTATCCTAACCTACAGCTTACTTTTCATATGGACGTATCCGATAAGTTTACTCTCTGTCCTGCCGACTTAAAGAACGCCGGTTATGCGGCTCAAGCGTGGAATAGAGCTAAAGCTCGTCTCGCTCCTGCTCCTACGCCGACTCCTGCTCCGTCTAAGATTACTTACGAGAAGATTACTCCGAAGCGTGTAGAGCTTCTAAAGGTCGCTAGCTTATGGGATTTTAACTTTAGTACTTGGGCGGAAGCTAAAGCCGTTAAGACGTTCGGACAAGGCGAGCTTATCGACGTAGTAGCTATCGCTACGAATCAACTCGGCGGTAAATACTATATGACCGCCTATAGCTATAACGACGGTAATATCCGAGCTACGAACGGCGTAAACGTAGTCGACGTTAAAGATTACGTCGCTCCTACTCCTATACCAGTACCGCCAACTCCTACAACTCCGGCTATCGTATTCGTAACTCTCGATAATCCTCGTAACCTCCGAACGACCCGAGACCTACGAGTTATCGACCTAGAGACTAAGACCGAAGTCGGCGACGTTATTAAAGCCGGTACGGATATAGCTATTGTAGATAAGACAACGCTATCCGATAATAAGATGTACTTCCGCTCTAAGTGGGCTCAGACTAACGGTAAGCTATGGGGCGTACCGGCGGATTCTATGACCGAAGTACCTACCGCTCCGGAAGTACCAGTCGAAACCGTACCTCCTACTCCTATAGATACCGACCCGACGACCCCAGGACACGGCGACGTAGAAGTACGCCTAAACGCTATCGAGGCGTTCTTAAAAGCGATAACCGACTTCTTTAGCGGATTATTTAAAAACTTCCCACTCTTTAAGAAAGGAGAATAGGAATAATGGATACTAAAGCTTTAATCGAACTAGCTAAGAGCTTCGGACGCTTTCTATGGTTCGGTATTCTAGGACTCGTCGTTACGTTCCTAACCGGATTACTTACTAGCGGACAGCTCGAAAACGTCTACGTACACGTAGGAGACCTATATATAAATATCTCTTTCGTGATTCTAGCCGTCGTTACTGGCGTTATTAAGCTAATAGACCGCTACCGACACGTATCCGATAGTACTCCGTCTAACGGAATCGCTCCTAGTTTTCTACAAAAATAGTGTATTATTTAAGTAGGGTTCGGCGGTGCCCACCCCCTCCGGACTCTACCTAAACAACAAACACCTTCTAAATTAAAGACGACGGCTCTCGCATTGCCGTCGTCTTTTTATTCCCTAAACTATTGCTATAATTTTTTATTTTATAGCCGACTAACTTAATAGCCGTAAACCTCAATCTCTTATTTTACAGATATTTTAAATATTTACCAGAGGTATAAGCTCCCCAAGGACTCCAACCGCTACGAGAGTATATCTCGTTAGCTTTCGCTATATTAGCGTAAGGGTCTGTCGGGTTCGGTATCCAGAAGCAAGCTAGTTGCATTAGACCGAACGAGCCGATACATTTACCGTGATTATCGTTATAGTTCGCCGCATTAGTATTACCTCCGGATTCTGCCATACAGACGGCGTAAGCTACTCGGGTATCCCAGTTAGTATAATTATTAACTAACTCGCAACCGGCGGAGCTAGAAGCCGTAGGAGCGGTCGTAGAAGAAGCGATAGACTCGGCTTGTTTTTTATGACAAGAGCCGTCCGGATATATCCACTCGGTAGTTTGGTCGCAGTTTTGCGGATTATCCTTAACTACGTCTACCGGAGGAGGTGTCTCTTTCGGAGTATCTTTAACCGGCTCTTTTACTTCTTCCGCCTTTACCTCGGGAGTAGTTATAGAGCTAGTCGTAGATTCGGTTTTATCTAAATTACTAGTCGAACCCCTCTTATCGGGTGCTACGGTCGCTATAAGTGCTACCCCGATAAGAAGTAAAATTATGTACTTCATATATCTATACACCCACTTATTATACCACTCGTTAACGACGCTTAGGCTTCGTAGAGAGCTTTTCGGCGGTAAAGGCGGTAGTAAGTATATTTAGTACTCCTACAAGTCCTATAGCTACGCCTAGAGCTAATACGAGCTTATCTTCTTGGGTATGTAGTAAGTAGGTAGCGATACCTAGAGGTACTACGATTAGTATTACTCTCTTAGCGGTAAGAGCGACGAGTTTTACGTTCGTTACGAAATCGCTAGCGAGGAATCGGTCTACGATACCCTCGGCTTCTTGGTTGATATTTTCTTTTGACATTGGGCTGGTCTCCTTGTCTTTATTTAACTAGAGAACGTCTCGACGGTTTTATTAGCCTTTTCGTCCGCTTACTTGCCCGATTAGCTTTCGGTGTTGGGCTTCCCTATCCGCTATAGATAGTTGGCTTACGGTCGAGGTGTACTCTAGTTAAATTGTTAATTTTTATTTACGGTTTTTATTTAATTCTTTACCGTACTTACCATTATAGCGTAAACGCTTATTTTTGTAAAGTACTTTTTTGCATTTTCTCCTCGTATCTCCTTAGAGAATCGTAAATACAGTGACATTTATGGCACAATTCTAAGAACTCGTCTCGATTATAGACGTATTTACCGTTCTTATCTGCCCACTCGGTTTTACCTACTTTATCGCAAATCTCACAAACTCCAGTCTTAGTAAAGTACCTACCGATAACTACGTGGAGTGTATTATATTGACGGCTATTAACTATCATTATCTTATATTATTACCTTTACGAAATAGGAAGTACAGGGCTTATACGGATTGTATTTAAAAAAGACGACATATTCCCTAAATATGGTAGCCGTAGTAGGAAGCTTTCTAAAGTTCTTCTCTATCTCTCTACACGCTCCGCAATAGTGATATATGCCGTCTAGCCTTTTAATTTTACCACCCTTTAACATACTACTTATTCCTAACGATTAGGTTAACTAACCCTAGCTCGCAGTCCTGTATATCGTCTATAGCTATAAGTTGGTCGCACTTACCGGCTATATCGTCTCGTTCTAGCTTAGAGGCGTATCTCCAGACGTATTTATCGAGACCGAGCCGTCTTCCCCAAGTCTCGGCGTAAGATTTACCGCCTCCGCTCCACACGACTATTTTTACGTTTTTAAACTTACTGAATACCATTAGCATATTTATTATCGGTACGTGCGGTACTTCGTCGTTACTCGGTACGCCGTGTACTCTATCGGGGTCGTTATTCGTAATTAGAGTTCCGTCTACGTCGAAAGCGATTATTACTTTATTCATTTACAAGCCTCGCTTTTTTCGTGGAATTGGCGGCACTTTTTACAAAAGTTCTTTTTAGTAGCCATTAGAATACCTCCTTATCTTTGGCTTTAGCTAGAGCGGATAACGTCGCCGGTTGCGTTATTCGAGCGTATAGTTCTTTCATACGCTCGCCGGACACCGGAAACTTAGCCGTAATCTCTATCTCCATACGAGGGTTTACTCGGTCTACGAAGACTCCGCTACCGTCGTGCGAAGCTACGATAGTATAGTTATCGTCGGTTATTACGTTAAGCTCTACGAGAACGTCCTGTATGCCCTCGTAGAGAGCGGATAAATCTACTTTAACGGTAGAGTCCATATAGAACTTACAGGCTAGATTTATCGGAAAGTCTATCTCTAAACTCGGCTTCTGTAGGTTAATCTGCGGTATAGCGTCTTTATGCCAACGCTTATACGCCGGAGTATCTACCTTCTTAGGAAAATATCTACCGGACTTACTTCGAGCCATAACAACCGACTGGTTGTTCTTCTTGACCCGAGGTACTCCGAGTATCGTTAGTCGGTGTTGGTACATTTATCGGCTCGCTTTCTATTTTAGGTTTACAGTCCGTCCAGTCGGCGTTACAAGTAATATCGGGAGGCGGAGAGCATTTATCCATTGGTACGGAATCTCCCCAAGGGCAACCGGTAGGCTCTAACTTACAAACGAGGTCTCCATCTTTACTAAACCCTATACTATAACTACCCTCCGGACATTTTTCTTCTGTAGTTGCCTTAGAGGTCTCTACCGGCTCGAAACCGATAGGAGCGAGGATAAGAGCCGTTACGACTCCTATCCCTACGCCGATACCGAGTAATAGTTTTTTCATATTATTTTTTACCTTTCTTAGTTAATTTTAGCTTAGGTGGCTTAATATCTTCGAATTGTAGTTTATAGTTAGCGAGCGAGCTTTCGGGCTTTAGGTCGACGACTTCTTTCGCCTCCTTTTTTACCGAGTTCTTTCGCCGAGTCCGAATCGAATTGACCGTCGTGCTTAGGGTAGCTTTTACGCTTAGACCTAATTTTACGATAGTAATCAGGGTCGTCCTTAGTAAGCTTTCCTGCGATTTTTTTACCCCCATTTTTAGTGCCTCCCATATAGTTTATTCTCCTTAGTTACGTTAAATATATAGCCCCTGTAGACGCTTTAGGTCTCTAGAGCTTGGGTCTTGGAATAGCATATCGCCTTTACCGATAAGCTCCTCCGCTCCGGATTCGTCGAGAATTATTCGAGAGTTAACTTCGCTCGTAGTAGCGAAAGCTATCTTAGTCGGGATATTCGCTTTAATTAAACCGGTAACTACGTCCGCCGACGGTCTCTGCGTCGCTAAGATTAAGTGTATTCCTACCGCTCTAGCCTTTTGAGCTATCCTAATTATAGAGTGTTCTACGTCCGGTAACGCTTCCTCCTTTAGTTTCTTTAGGATACCGCTAATATCTTTTTGCGTAATCTTCTTACCGGCTACGAGCTTCTGTAGAGCTAGTAGGTTAATCGCCTCGGTTAGCTCTTTAATATCTACGTCGCTCGTACTACCGGCTTTAGAAGTCATCATTAAGTCGGCGAACTCGTCGATTACGACGACGTAGCGAGAGAGCGGATTCGAGTTATTCTTTAGGTTATATTCCTCGATATTCTTTACTCCGGCTTTAGAGAGAAGCTTATAGCGGTCTCCCA